CAGCACGGGAACGATAGGAGCAATTCCTGATCGTAAGATTGAAGAAGATACCTGTAGACGATATGGAGCTATGCTGAATGGAACAAAGCACTTCTATCCCTACTACAACAAAGAAGGAGAGCATGTAGCTAATAAGGTTAGAAATACTGAGAACAAAACCTTCTTCTCTGAAGGTGACATCAAAGGTGCTATGCTGTTTGGACAGAAAGCCTTTCAAGAAGGGGGTAAGTATGTAACGATCTGTGAAGGTGAAGTGGATGCTATGTCTGCCTATCAGCTTATGGGCAGCAAGTGGCCCGTAGTATCTATTCGTAATGGTGCTGCATCTGCTGCTAAAGATATTACAGATAACTATGACTTTCTGACATCCTTTGATCAGATCGTTATCTGTTTTGATAATGATGATGCAGGACGTAAAGCATCTGCCAGAGTAGCAGAGATGCTGTCACCCAAAGCAAAGGTGATGTCACTTCAGTACAAAGATGCTAACGAGTACCTTATTAATAATAAAAAGAACCTGTTCGTACAGGATTGGTGGGCTGCTAAGACCTACACACCAGAGGGTATTATATCTGGTAATGAGATGTGGGATACGATTGTTGAGGGTGCTACAGAAGCTGCCATTAACTATCCCTATCAGGGACTACAGGACTTGACCTATGGCATTCGTATGGGAGAGCTTGTGACTGTTACGGCAGGTTCTGGTCTAGGCAAGTCTCAGTTTCTACGAGAGCTTATCTATCATGTCTTTAAGAATACAAATGACAACATAGGCATGATGTTCATGGAAGAATCAGTAAAGAGAAGTGGTCTTGCTTTCATGAGCCTTGAGGCTAACAAGTGCTTGCACCTACCAGCAGAGTTCTCATCTGTAGAAAGTGAAGACTTGAAGAGGTACTTTGATAATACGTTAGGAACTGGAAGGTTATTCTTTTATGACCACTTTGGATCAAATGCTATTGATTCTATTCTTAACAGGATCAGATACTTTGCCAAGGCTTTGAATTGTAAATATGTGGTACTAGATCATATCAGTATCATAGTCTCAGATCAGAATGTAGCTGATGAACGTCGAGCTATTGATGAAATTATGACTAAGATGCGTACTGTTGTACAGGAGCTTGACATTGCTCTGCTTATTGTATCTCACCTTCGTAGACCTGCTGCTACAGGCCATGAAGAGGGTGCTGTAACATCTCTGTCTCAACTCAGAGGCTCTGCTAGTATAGGCCAGCTATCCGATATCGTTATTGGACTAGAAAGAAATGGTCAGCATGAGGACGAGACAGAGAGACATACTACTACTGTAAGAGTTATTAAGAACAGGTTCTCTGGCTTGACAGGGCCAGCCTGTAGAGTGTATTATGGTAGAGAATCAGGCAGACTTACTGAGGTTCATGAAGAGTTTGAAGAACTTGAATAATGCATTGGGTGTATAAAAGAAAACCTTTTGTTCCTGATCTTTATAAGTTTGGTTTTGTATATAAGATAACAAACAAGAAAACTAAGAAGGCTTATATAGGTTGTAAACAATATTATATTGGAGCCAAGAAAAAGAAGCCTTCTGGTTGGGAAACATACACAGGTTCTTCAAAGCAACTTAATTCTGATATGGGTAAGATAGGTAAGAAAAACTTTACCTTTCAAATCATAGGAGAGTATGAGAACAAAAGAAGTTTGAAATACTATGAGTGCTTCTATCAGATGAAACTGAAAGTTCTTACTGCTGTTATTGAAGGAACAGATGAACCTGCTTACTATAATAATTATGTTGGTGGTAAATTTTACAGACCTATAAGAGTAGAGGAAACGTAATGCCAATAGTGTTACAACTAAGAGTACATGAAAAAGATATTGACATGAATCCTAAAGTTTGGTATATCCAACCGATACATGAGAAAAAAATTATTTCAGAAAAAAATGTAATAACATTTCGTGTAAAGAAATCTCTTACTACTCATTGGTCTGATTTAAACTTTAAGGAAAATTCAGAAAAAATATTGGAGGATACTAATAAAGTAATTACATTATTAAGTGGTCGTGGTACGGTAGTGTTACCATTAGAGTCTCTTACAAAAGAAATTGCAGAGATGGAAGAGCACTGCCCTAAAACAAAAAAGTTTCTTGAAAAGCAAATTGAAAGGCTTATGAAGTATGGGTATTAAACAAGAAGATTTTCTCAAGTTCCTTGGTATTGCTCCTGAAGACTATGATACTTCTAAGGAACGTCTTATTCTTATGTTTGAAGAATCAGATGAAGAAGAACAATTCGTCGTTCAAATCTTTGATATATCAGAATCAGAAAATAATATATCTCTAATTAAAGAATTAGGATATGGTATTCTTTCTAATCTGTATGATGATGACTTTGTAGAGGCTGTCAGAGAATCTGGCAAATATGCTTTTAATGTTAAGTTTCCTCAACCTTCAGAAGAGATTACTTACTCTGATAATATAATTGAGTTTAAGAAGTTACACTAATTGGCTAACCTACTAGGAGTTCTATACAGTATGTCGGATAATATCAACCACCCACCTCACTACAATAGAGGGAATATAGAAACAATAGATATGATAAAAAATTCTATGTCTCCTTCAGAATTTGAAGGATACCTACAAGGAAATGTTATTAAGTATATCTCTAGATACAGATATAAAGGAACTGCTCTGGAAGATTTACAAAAAGCACAGTGGTATATAAATAGATTAATAAAGGAAGTAGAAATCTTTTTAGAAAATGAATGGAAAGATTTAGGTACAGACTATAGACCTAGTGATACTGAATGATACACATGAAATCTGAAACCATTCAAGATAAATTACATTCTTTTCATAAAGCCTTTGGTCATCCAACAGATGAAGAGTATATTACTGGTGGTAACAATGCTACAAAAGCTTTACGAGTACGACTGTTACATGAAGAGTTTACTGAAGTTACATCAGCTATATCATACAAACAAAATAAAGCAGCTATACTAAAAGAGCTTTGTGATCTAGTATATGTAGCTGTAGGATTTGCTGATACATTTGGCTGGAACTTTGATGTAGCATTTAACAGAGTACATGCATCTAATATGTCAAAGCTTGGAGAGGATGGTAAGCCTATCTATAGAGAAGATGGTAAGATCATGAAGTCAAATATGTATAAAGAACCATACCTAGAGGACTTAGTATGAAACACTTTACCTTTCAGGTTAAGAAAAGAAGATTAAGAAGACATAAACCTAAACACCTACGACACAGAAAAAAACTTGGACCTAAATCATGCAGGAGAATAAGACAATGAATATAAGTATTGAATTAATTAATGCTATTTTAAATTACCTTTCTAAAAAACCTTTTAACGAAGTAAATGGTTTGGTAGGACAACTTATGTTGGAAGTTAGAAAATTACAGGAAGAAAACCAACAAGAGATGTCTTTTTCTATAGAAGAACCAAGTACTCCTTCCAACACAAATAAAAAGGATACCAAAAAGAATGCTGCCGACTAACTATCAATCGTTTATACATCAATCCAGATATAGCCGTTGGTTAGAAGGAGAAGAACGAAGAGAGACATGGGAAGAAACTGTTACTCGACTTCTTAATTTCTATAGAAGTTTTATTAAAGACAATCATGGTTACACCATGCCTAAAGAATTATTTACTGACTTGTATGTAGCTATGGTCACACTCAAGATCATGCCTTCCATGAGAGCCATGATGACTGCTGGCCCTGCACTGGAACGTAATCATATTGCTGCATACAACTGCTCGTACCTGCCCGTAGATAGTCCTAGAGCCTTTGATGAGTGCCTCTACATTCTTATGCATGGTACAGGTGTAGGCTTCTCTGTTGAACGTCAGTATGTAAACCAGCTTCCTCCAGTACCTGATTCAGTTGAAGATAGTGAAACTACTATCATCGTACAGGATAGCAAAGAGGGTTGGTTTCGAGGCTTTAAGGAGCTTATCAATCTACTATATGCTGGTATGCTACCCAGATGGGATATGTCAAAGCTACGACCTGCTGGTGCAAAGCTCAAGACCTTTGGTGGTAGAGCCAGTGGACCAGAGCCTCTTGATGATCTGTTTACATTTTCTTGTAATATGTTTAAGAAAGCTGCTGGCCGTAGGTTGTCCAGTATTGAATGTCATGACCTCATGTGCAAGATAGCTGATGTAGTGGTAGTTGGTGGAGTTCGTAGGTCTGCTCTGATCAGCCTGTCTAATCTATCTGATGATCGTATGAGACATGCTAAGTCTGGATCATGGTGGGAGACAGAGCCTCATCGTGCTCTGGCTAACAACTCTGTATGCTACACAGACGGATCAGCAGACATGGGATCATTCATGAGAGAATGGACAGCCCTCTATGAGAGCAAGTCTGGTGAACGTGGTATCTTTAATCGTCAGGCTGCACAGCAACAAGCTGCTAAGTATGGCCGTAGAGACTCCTCTATTGACTATGGTACGAACCCCTGTTCTGAGATTATTCTACGACCAAAGCAATTCTGTAATCTTTCAGAGGTTGTAATAAGAGCAGAGGATACACCAGAAACTTTACAAAGAAAGGTAGAGCTTGCTACCATACTGGGAACCATACAGTCCTGCTTCACAGACTTTAAGGGTCTGAGCAGACAGTGGGTTCGTAATACAGAAGAAGAGAGATTGCTTGGTGTATCTCTAACAGGTATACTTGATAGTAAGATGATGGCTAATCAA